AAGCGCCAAATTGATCGCCTAGCTGCTGTTTGATGTAATCAATACACTCAATCTCGCCTTCGTTGTAGTGAGGTGGTTTCTCCACCGCCAACCATTTCAATTGATTCCATTCTTGTTCCGTTGCATTTGGCATCATAGCCTCCTGAAAATGTAATAGACGTTCCGACCGTTCAGTGGTTTACCGTACCTGTTCTTGATTCCTTTCTCTGCAAAATGCTCTGCTATTTTTCTCAAACTAAGCCCTTGCTCTTTCATCGCAATCATTTGCCTGATTATCTTTTGTTCTTTCTCTACTATCTTTACGACACCGTTGACATGCTTAGTCCCGAAGCTTGCTATAGGGCTGATCGTCCCGCCCTTCTCTCGCCGCTTCTGCATGCCTATTTTAGTGAGTTCTGAAGTCCTCAGAAGGTGAGGAGAATGCACCTTTGAGTGACATGGCGCACAGAGATTGACAGTCTTTGTACCGCCTAAAGTTTTGGGTACAACATGGTGAGCGTGATCGGCCTGGATGCCGCATTCAAAGCACACCAATCCTTTTCTTTTCTTCCCTAATTCGGGCATTAAAGTCTGCCAACATATCCCTATAGTCTTGGGCATACAGCTTAACGGGTGTTCGCTGATTTGCAAGCATCTGATCTACATGATCTTTTCCAAAGTTGCGGATCATAAACAGGGTATAAACTTGCGCTGCTGAACCGTGTCTCATCCCGTAAATATTACATCCAGGACATTGCGGCCACACATTGTTGGAGTCAAAAGCGTAGAACGAACTACTTCCCTTGGGTAAAAAATGACCACCATGAACCGTGGTATAGTGTTGAACTTTCCCGCAAGTGACACACTCGCAGAATCCGTTATCATCTGCCTCTTCTAGTCTTCTCAGCAATTGAAAAGCAGTCAAGCACTTAGATCTCGCCGTTTTTGGCACGTTGAAACTCACTATCTTTGGGATTGGTCAATTGTACCCCATGGTCAATGCCCCAGTGAAAGACTTGTTCCATAAATTGATGCATCTCTCCCTTGTCCAAGGACCGTGTTGATCTCAATTGGTTAGGAATCGTTGTCTTGCCTACGACCACATCCTCAGTGCCTAGAAACTCGTTCTTCATCAGCTTCTTCATATCATCAGGCGTGACAGAAACCTTCTCAGAGAAGTGATTAGACATCTCTCCGCACCACATGTGGAAGAGAGAGTTCTGACTCAAAGATCTAGCCGTGGAATATGCTTCCAACTTCCACGCCACAGGTCGCTCATAGTTCCAATCTTCAAGATGGCGGCGAAAAAACCGCAGGACGGTGTCAATGTCCTTGCGGTTGTTAATCATCCAGAACTGACCGTTCATACTAATCTCCACAAAAGCACGGTAGACTTTCATCATCAAAATCAAACAAGCTAGGTTGATCGGTAGCGATCACTTTCATCTGCTCATAGGAATGCCCGCGCCTATCAAACTGGTCGTTTGCTTTCTGCTCTTCTATCTGCCACCAATCTGCTAGCTCAGGCCGCTCTCTTATAATTGATAGTCTTTTGCTTCTGCCTTTTAAAAAGCAAAGATCGCAGTTGCCCCAATCGGTCACCCCGTTGTTGTTTGGCAGCGCCAGATCAAAGTTTTGCCGATCCCAAAAGTTGCCAACATCTTCTTTGGTTTTGCCGTCAACATAAAGCGGGCACCAAATGTCTTGTTGCTCGTTTATTTTTCCATGCATTTTGACGGCGCGTCTTGGCTCATCAGCGCGCAATCCAACCAGACACAAATAAGGCAGAGTAAAGCCCTGATCAATCAAGTAGCGTTTCATCGTCCTTATCTTCATTTGACCAGAGCATGATCGCGTCATTGGATTTGGCAAAGCGCCCATATCGCTAATCAGCTTGGAAAACGGTTCGCCGTTTCTTGATGCGCTGTCGTAATCGACCACGTTATATCTGTAGTCGTAAAGCGGTCTTTTCTCGTTCACCGTTTCCGGCTTGACGCTGCGCCCTGCGTACTCTAGCCAGACGATATCAACGCCCCATTTATCCGCGCAGGATTGCACAAAATCCAACGTCTCTGGCATTTCTTTGCCAGTGTTTGCGAACGTCACCTTTACGTCATGCGGCAAGTTAAAGTCATGCGCTTCAAGTATCTTGTAAAGCATGTATCCGCTAGTACGCCCACCACTAAAGCTGATGGCCGCAGGTTCTGTAATAAAATAAGGACTCATTGCCAGAACTCATCAACCAAGTCTTCAAAGATAGCTTTTATCTCTTCCCACAGTTTAGTTATCATCGTCTAACTCCAGAAAATCAAACGGGTGCATGCCTAGCTGCTTGGAGACTTTGTCCACTAGAGAAAGCTTCGCGTCTTCCCTGTATCTCCACTGAGAGACCTGCTGCTTAGTAATGCCAAGTTGGGTAGCGAGTTCCGTAGAACTCACCCCCTTGATCACTTGGCCCAATCTTAGCGACTTACCAAAATTAAAACGGGACATCGTCGTAAACTTCCTTGCCAGTTAGCTCAGTTACAGACGTTTTAGGCTGACTAGGCACCCAAACATCGTTGATCTTGCCTTTCATGATGGGTTGGTTGCCTGACGCATCCTGTCGCCACAAAGCGATGTCTAAAGTCTCGCCTTCTTTGATGTCTCTGTGAGCTACAACTTTGCCGGACAACGTAGGTCCGTTTGCTCTGTCGGTTTTCCACATTGAGACTTGTCCACGGTTATCGTATTGCATTAAATTCTCCCTATGAGAGTTAAGTTAGTTTCAAGATCTTCCAGCAATTTATCAATCGCCGCTGAAAGGTTAGCGATGTACTTGTCATCACGATCTATTTTCATGATTAGGTTGGGTAAGTCAGGGTGATAGGACATAAACCAATAATCTGGTAAGTCCATCAGCATCATCGTTCCCTGAACTTGAGCGTAATACTCAGGTGGCATTTGGTTCTTGTTGTGAAAATCAATCAGGTACTTCACATGCGTAGTGTGCATCGGACATTTGATCTCCAATCCAGACAGATCCTGTATCAGCCTGTCAGGGCTGCAACCAACCGTCTGATCGTCGTTGGTTACAAACCCTATCTCTCGGCAGATTAAATCGGTCTGGAAGCTAAATACGTTCGCCGCCTCTGGTTCTAGGTCACGCCCTCGCTTCATATGGAATGTGTCAAAGCTATCAAATCGTTTGCCTGACATCTTCTCAGCAAGCAGTTCATGCATGTACTTCTCTGAACTGGCACTAGGCTTGCCTGTGGGAGTCAGAAGGTCTTTAAATCTACTGGCAGAGGGTACGCCTAGCCTGAGAGCGAACCACTCTTCTGAGCCTTGCTCTACGCTATGAATCTTCATTCTTGCTTCCACTCTGGCAAAGTTCTTTTCAGCATATTCGGGACTAAATCCCTTTCTATAAGCTGAAATATTTCATGCTTCATATCTATAAAAACGCTTGCTAGTAAATCCCGCTCGTTCTTATTCAAAGAATCTTGCATGCATTCCCAAAACTCACAGTCAAATATCTCCATTTTTTCAACGTCAGCAAATGACTCCCAAATACCGTAGGCTAATTGGTTTATAGTCATATCTTCCGAACGACCGTATGTTTGCCGAAAGGTTTTAGTCATAAAGTCTTTCATTACTTAGCTTCCTTCGCTTGCATAGTTTTCTTCTGCTGAAGTTGCTTTTTGGCTTTCTCGTACTGATCATCAGTAAGACTCTTTAGATTCTCTACGTTGTAGACGTTGAGGAATGCTGACTTGTTAGAGTTGGTAGAACTTAACATGGCATCAAGATGTGCGACCTTCTCGTCAGAGATGTCTTCTATGCCTAAGTCTTGAGCGTCTGTGTCTTCGTCCGCACATACCGCCCACATTGATTGCGCTTGATACCTTTTAAGATAAGTAGCCATGGACCCTAGATCCTGAATAGGATTCTTGGACGTTTCTAATATCTTCAGACTTGCGGTCTGTCTGATCCACTGACCTGAATTGTGGGATATCTGGCTAGAAACAGATACGCTCCCGTCTTCAGCCTCCACTGCTTGTATGAATGATAGTCCGTTAGCGGATGCTGCAGGACGGATGCAACCAAGCACTGACGTTAAATCAGCATACTCATTCTTGAAGAATGTGTTCTTGGTATTTTTGCCTGGATTGCGAATCTCTGACTGAGCTTTAGCTAAAGCCGTAGCGAGTTCGTTGATGTTTTCTGACTGTTCCATTCTCTTCTCCTTATGTGAAACAGTTGCATAGTAAACTGTTTAGTTTAAGAAGTAAACAAAAAGAATAATCAGATTGGGAAAAAGATGTGATAAACTACGGTCTCTTCTCCCAGAGCTTCGGCTCATTTGGCCCACTTCGGTGGGTCTTTTATTTATAGGTCCAGATAACGGGAGTAGTTTGACGGATGTCTACATGGACGAAAGTCTTCGCAATACCAATCCCTGAGAAACCTAGCTCAAGAGCATTTGCCACGATAATGTAACGCTCGCGCCCGTTATTAACAGCAATATCAGCGGCACACCCTTTTCCATGTTGTCCAGGTCCATTCGGCTTTTTAACCTCGCGGCTATGACGAGGGCTTCTAAAGCCACTAGTAATGCGGAAGCTAAAACCGCATTTCTCGCGCAGCGTATCCAATGCCGCAACGAATTCTTCTTTGATCCCATTTTCCCCCGTCTCCTGACAGTCAAATTCTTCTAACGTAAAATATTTAAACATCACTTATCTCTGTGAACTGAATTCTTCTTCTCGTAAGTCCTCATCGCACCAAGTCCAAGCATACCCATCAAGACGGGCATCATGGTCTCCAACGGCACTAGAGGTATGACGATATCGTACTCAAGCAACGCAAGAGCAAAGTTAGCAAAAGGAATTGTGATGAAATTCCCAAACATGCCTAATCCGCATGTCCAGCCGATAAATGGCCGCCATCCAGAAACAAAAAGACTCTTGTGTGCCGCTTCAACCTTATTGACTTCTAGTTGGGCTTTAGAGATCTCATGAGCATGCTTCTGAGCCATCGTAGCGACATCGTGGGCAAGCCTGGCTCTTTGGTCTTTATCGGGAATAAACTTGTCCAGAAGACCCGTAATTGGACCTATAAGTGATTCTATCATTTTCGGATCAACTCATTAATGGCCTTCCATACCTCAACCATCTTTGACTCAATCACTTCAAGACGATTAAGGATCTTGCCGATGGTCAAAACAAGAATGAAGAGGCCCGCCGCAATAGGCCAGCCTGAGACTATGACCTCCCAGACTTCCACTACTCACCTCGCTTGACTAGCTTCTTTACAGTGTCAGACTCCCAGATTCTGAGAGATAACCAGATGATGGTAAACAAACTAGCCACACTTGGAAGCCAACCCGCTAATGTGGCAACAGTGCCGCCGACCGCTATTTGATCCATTACTGTTTTGGCTTCCTCTTCCATAAGTTTCTCAGTTCACCTGATCGGATTCGTTGACTTCCTCAAACACTGGTTCTTCTTCTGATGACTGCTGTTGCTGTTGCTGATAAAGGCTTATTTGCGCCTCCAAGTCAGCGATTCTTACGGCCTGTGATGCATTTTGCTTCGCCAAGGAATCAATCTTCGCCATCGTCACATACTGGTCTGCCGTGATTTGCTGTTGTTCGCTCATACTCTTCTCCTAGTTTAGAAAAGACATTTTATCGTTTTATTCACTAAATTGCTATTTCTTAAATATGAGCAAGATCAAACCAAGAATAACACCAAAACCTACGACCGCAGCCATGAAGGCTACACCCATCTGCTTGGCAAATGCGATATTCTTGCGCCTGCGAATCTTGGCTATCCTTATTTGCTTCTCATGCTCCAGCCTGGATTCTTCGACTCTGTTCATGATTTCGCGGTAATCAGATCCAAGGCCAGCCATGAGCATCTGATCTTTGAGTGTCTGGTTAAAATTCGCCAATTGCCGTTTGGCTAACTGTAGCTGCATGCTGTCCTTAACGCTCAATTTTCCAACATGCTTCGACTCAACATCTTGCACCGCCTCGTTAGCTTTCGCGTAACGATGCATTACACTGCTGAGATCCGTTGCGTGACCGCTCGCTTCCTTGAGCGCACCAATCGCGTCATTCAGCCCTTTTACGACAGATATAACTGTTGCGATTTCAGCGATCATAACTTTGAGCTATCAAGCCCAAGGCGTACCGCTTGCCGTGGTCGGAGTAATCTGCGCGTCAATGTTTGCTTGCAAATTAGTCTCAACGTCAGACTTTTCTACGCCGTTTGCGTAGCACCAGCCTAGCGCCATCTCTTCGGTCACATCCGCATAAGGCGTGTAGTCCGACGCAGTTGGATCAGGCGTGAATGAGACGGTGCCATAATTTGATGCACTAAAGTTGACAGCATCGTCTCCGGTGCCTTCTGTCTGTGTCGCGGTGCAATTCCAATGCGCTATTACTATTGCCCCGTTCATGTCTTCAGGCAGCAAATCCCGCTCTAATTGTAATATCTGCCAGTTGAATGTAGCCATTTTTAATCCTCTTCTAAGTCTTGAACGCGTTTGCGTAATTGTTGAATTTCTTTGATGAGCATTGGAACTAGCTTGGAGTAGTCAATGCCCATCATTTTGTCAGGGTCTTCCGGTGCTGACACTGCTTCAGGTGCAACTTCTATAAGTTCCTGTGCAATCATGCCGTAATCTTGATGCTGACCGTCTGCTTTCCAGTCAAACTTACGCACTTGGATCGCGTCTACTTTGCTGCCTGCGTCATCAGCGTCTGCAATGTTTTCTTTAAGGCGTTGGTCTGACGAGGTGTTATAGAACGTGGCAGAACCAGAAACAGAAATACTGCCAACTCCCGCGCCTCCCCGCCTAAATCCTAAAGCATCGCCGTCCGTTCCTGCTCTATTGACAAATAAAGCGGCATCGCCAGAGCGGCTAAAATAACCGTAGTTATTGTTTCCGCTTAAAGTAATACCTTCGCCGTTTACTGTAGTAGTCCCCACCAACAGTGTGCCACCAGACAGCCTCATGCTCTCCGACCAAGTCAATGCCGCACCAGCTCCAGAGGTGTTGTTGCCAGCCGATTGCCAGATGTAATCTGCGCCTGACATTACTAGCCGCGAAGCTGATCCGTTAGCGATATATTTCTCGCCGGAATTGTAATACCAGTTTTGAGATAGATGAGTAACGCCAGCGTATGCGGAGACCATGCCGCCAGATTGTAGCTGCAAAGCACCAGATGAACCGTCAGGTAAAACGAATGCGCTTGGAGTGACGGATATGCCCACGTTGCCAAGCCGATCAATTCGCATACGCTCCGTCATCAGGCTGGAACTATTGGAGCCTGTCGCAAAAGACATTTCACCGGAGTCGTAACCAGTGCCCGTTTTAGCATCAAGTATGATAGCGCCATACGCACCATAGCCGCCCGATGTAACCGTGCCTAATTGTATCTTTCCGACTTTTGTGCCGTTCGCAGATGGAACAGCACCAGAATACTCATTGTGCAGTCTCAGACCGGCTTTATAATTTATGCTTAGTGGATTTGTTGCTCCGTTATTGTCGTCTTGCGTAGAAAAGTGTACCAAGTTACCTGTCGCGCTATGAACGTGCAATTTATACTCAGGAACTACTCCAATCCCAACGTTGCCACCGCTAACACTAACAGTGTCAAAGTAGTTCGTGCCGCCTTGGCGAGTACCAATGTAAAAACGGTTTGGCGTGTAGCCAAGAATAGCGCGATTGTCTCCGTCCGCACCAATGGACATTTCACTATTTACCTGTAGCTTGCTACTGATTCCTGTGGACAGACCAAGACCCAGGTTCCCAGAGGTGTCGAACCTTCCAAACTCCGCATAACTTCCTGCACTTCCTCTACGGAAAATGTGTTGTGCACCTTCAGCAAAAAAACTGCTGTTTCCTGTATTCCCTGCACTAAACCGACCACCACTATAAGAAGTGCCCGATATATAGAGGTCTTTGAAGCGAACACTTGATGCACCTAAATCTCTAGCATTGTCAGTCTGCGGGTAGAATCTAGAAGTGTCAAAGTTATAATTGCGAGACCCTGCCAGAAATAGTTTTAGCATCCCCCCTTGAGAATTTATAGTTAGATCAGTGCCATCATTACCCAACGAGCCAACAAGGGAGCTGTCTTTGTAGAGCGCCAAAATACTACCATCGCTTGATAAACGATTTAAGTAGAGCGCGGAGTTACCATCTTTTACAAAATGACCACCTGGAACAAGACTGCTTCCTTGTGTTCCAAAATCTCCGGTGGTTTTGCCTACCAGAAAAAGTCCATCACTTGTGAGCCGCGCCCTCTCTGCGTTGTTAGTAGCAAAAAACAACGAAGTACCAGTGCTGCCTAAGTATGCGTTTGTTGATGAACCTGTATTTACAAAGTTGATAGCAGAAGATGGCGCGTCAGTTTGAAAGGTAGAAGAGGTGCCAACCCCGCCACTGGATTTAACATGAAGCCTTGTGTCTGGCGCTGCATTTCCAATACCAACATTCCCGTCAGCTCTTCTAATTGTTAAAATACCTGTTTGTACGCCGTTTTCTTCTTGTTTTATTTGGAATAAATTAGTTTGCTCAACATACTGAAGTATCGTTCCATAATTCGTTGTGCCGGAGTCTTGAAAATAAATTCCTTTTGTTGCGCCACTGGGAACACTTATCCCTATAGCGTCAGCGGGACTAGCCGTCCCCAGACCGAATTTTCCATCGCTTGTGAGCCTTGCGCGCTCTAGCCCATTAGCATAAAAGGCTACAGGATGGTTAGTGCTAGACCCTATCCGAACATCGGTGTCTTGTACTGTCTGCATGAACGCTTTGGTACTTGCGCTTCCAGATCGTACTTCTAAATTAGTATGCCCTGCTCCTTGGAAATATGAATTGCCTGATGAGTCGATGGTTAACCTTTGAGAACCGCCAGCGCTAAAACTTAATGTATTAGCCCACAAATCTAAGTTGGTTGAACCTTGGATAGATGCAATTTGTAATGCTGTATCTGACTGACTTACAAAAGATAGCCCTCTATTGGCACTCGTTTGCAAGACTGCTATTTCACCATTTCCAGCACGAGTTACGTCTAATTTTGCAATCTTGGCTGTGCCCGATAGCCAGAGGTCTTTGAAGCGAGTTGCAGAGCGTCCTAAATCTTGCCCGCCATCAGAAAGTGACCCGTTAGCTGTTGGTAAAATTCTAGTATTATCAAAGAATAATCCACTGTAGCTTGTATCTATCTTCAGATAAATACTGCTATCAACACCAATACTACCTACGGCTGTGCCGTCTTTGCGTAAAATCAACAAATCGCCATCATTTGTGAGACGATTAAGACTCATGGGTTCAT